TATTAATGATTTAACATTCTCAGTTTGATCACTTGGAAGGTGCATTAGATTATCTCTATGGTGTTTACCATCGTGCTGTTTAGTTCCAAATAAGGTAGACATAGAAGCTACACCAAAGCCTGCATCCCATTTATTGTTACCAGTGTGATGCTCTCGTAATATAACGCCACGAGTTGCAAGGTGTGATCTAATACCCTCATCTTGGGTTAAGAAAGACTGGAAAGCATTTCGCTCTACAATCCATTCACTAGGACCGTAGATAGAGGTCCAGTTAAATATCAGATCTCTGATCTGCGCTGGAGTAGGTCTAGTAATCTTTATAGCATCTACTATATAACGCTTATGGTTAATGCGATCTATCGCATAGCAGATAGCTGCAGTATCTCCAACCATAGCTGGATCTAGACCGCAGATTATAGAAAAGCCGTTTAAATCTTTTGGGTGACCAGGATGACCTGGGGTAAGGCGACCACTCTTACGCATACCATCAATAGAGCCGCGAACGCACACAGGATCAAAAACTGCATCATCAGAGATGTCTTGTTGTTGGTAAATGAGCGCCCAAGTTGAAGCATCCATACTCTGTCGTTCATTATAAAGGTTGCGCCCGTTCCATCTTGGGTATAAGCCATCTTCGTTTTTATCCGTTTCAGCTTGTCCATCAAATGGTTGATCAGAGGCAGGCCATAGAGTTTCCCACTTAGTAGGATCCTCATCTGCAGTTAATAATGCTGGCATTGCTAGGTAGGTCCAAGGAACTATACCACCGGGATACCTATCAGGGTTACGTAGTTCTTTATATAGATCTACTGAAGCTACTCTAGTTCCAATGATAATTAACTTACCTGTTGGGTTAAGACGAGATCTAACATCCTGGGTAAGCCATTTAATCTGGCGTTCAAAGTCATTAGCATTTGATAGGGTCACAGCATCGTCAACGATAATCATATCTGCACGTTTACCGTAGATCTGACCACCGATACCAACTGCTTCTATGTTGGGATCCTTTTCGCTGGATTCACGCAACTCATCACCGAAGGTAACGCGAGTTGCTTGCCAGGAGGCTGACTTAGATTTGAACCCAACCCCAGCGGCGTAGGCAGTCTGTAGATCTTCATACATAGGATGCGTTAAACGTTGCTTAATAGCGTAGAGAAAGTCTGCTGCTAAGCGCTGGGTTTGGGAGACTATAAGGATACGAAAGTTAGGATTGCGACAAACTTGCCAGGTTACATAATCAACTGTGATGGTGATTGACTTGGCGTGGTTTGGTGGAATGTTAATTAAGATTCTATTTTCAGCTATACCCTTTTCGTACTTCATTGAGGTATGTAGCCAGGAGGGATCTTTACCCTCTATCACATCCACCAAGTTCTGTTGGTGGGGGAAGGTAGAGTTATGAAGAAAGCGTTGTCTAAATTCTGCGAAGGATAGATCGTGAGCATCACCTGATGCGAACTGCTTGTCTTTAAGACCTAGCCTAGTTCTGTCTATCTTGTCAGCGAAGACTTTATCAGTTCTACGATAGTACTCGTAGGTCTTCATAGATTTACCGGCTGACTTGCAAGCCTCTTCTATAGTGAAGGCTTCTGCAACGCAATTGAGAATAATTCTCTTTGCGATGTCTGCTGAGTTCTCAGCCATTAATCTCCCTTGTGGATAGTCCTGTGGATAACTCCACGAGATAACTTTACATAGTGGGGAGGAAAATTGATAGTGGAGCGATCAATCTATTACACCTGCCGCGTAGTGTGTGTGTGCTGTTCGGTTCGCTTCACTAGATCGTTACGCTCCCGAACGAGCTACAGCGAAGTGAGGGGTAAAGCCTCGCTCGCCCTTAGGGGGCATCGCGGAGGCTTCGCCGTAGCGATGTTAGTCGTAAAACTCATCACACCCCGTTTTACTCCCCTACTATATATAAGCCGGGAAAAATAGGTCATTTCCCGTTTTCTCACAAAATATCTTTATAAATGTGGTACACCTCACATACAAAGTATATCAAAACGGACATTACGGACTAGCTGATTACACTTTAGGAAATATATTTATTTGGGGTATATACCTACCCCCGCGACAAAACTTAACACAGGGGGGTCACCTTTTCCTGCCCGATTTGTCCGTATCGGATAGTGAGATGGTATAGGCGGGCGGTAATCGGTTAAGGATTAGCGGAATTGGTGGCAGAATAGTTAAGGTCTTTTGGTGAGTGTTGCTACCGCTTCGGCTCTTATAGCCTCCCCCATTTATTTAATAACCGCCTTTATTCTGCCAGCCCTTAACCCTTGCCAGCCCGTAATCCCTAACCCTCTACCTTAGGTTTAACCCAGCCAAACCACAGCCCACTCTCAGCAAATCGTTATCATTTCGTTATCATTAAATACCACCAAACTAGGGGAGAGTAGTGTACTTTTATCTTATTGAGGCAAACCGCCTTAATGATTTAAGAGCCTAAGAGGAGAATAAATAAATGACTAGAAAAGATTATCAACTGCTAGCAGAGTCTATTTTAACTGCTAGAAAAGTGCAGAGTGATATCGGCGAGATGTACATTTCAGTTGCTCACCTTGTTAACACCCTTGCGACAGATTTAGAGATAGATAATCCCCGTTTTGACCGCGCCCGTTTTCTAACCGCTTGCGGGGTGAAGTAATGAAATACACAATTACCGCAACACAAACTAAAGTTTACGAGATAGAGGTGGAGGCGGAAAATCCCGCCTCAGCCCTTGAATTGCTAGACGACTGGAACGAGGACGATTTTCAAGATTTTGTCGCTGAAGGTGGCGGTTGGGAATTAGAGGCGATTTAGTGGCGGGCTATCGCTCACCCTTACGGGTGGGCGGTGGCACTCTCCTAAACTAGACAAGAGAGTGAGAGATAGGGCAAGAAAATGGCTACTTATGAAATATGGAAAACTGTCACCTATGAGGCTGTCTGTTTTATTGAGGCAGACAGTTTAGAGGAGGCAAAACAAGCCTTGAATAATGAGGCTCAGGACTGGGAGGCGATAGACGGAGAAAATACCACCTACACAATAGACGGCGTGGACTTTACAGATGACGAACTACTAGAGGAGGAGGCTAAGTAATGAATAAAACCGATATTAAGAAAATACGCAAGGCGGTAAAGGTAATCGCTGATGCTGATGATTACGATTTAGTTATGTGGGGCGTGGGAGAGATAGAAACTCTCCTCAATGAGATAGAGGGAAGGAGCAAACTCTTAAAATAAGCTCAAAAGTTAGTGGCTTCCTATCCTCTCTCCTGATACACTAGGGGAGAGGGTGGGAGATTACTAAATCGGTAATCTTTACTAGACGATAGGAGCAAGTAATGAGTTATAAGACGGTAGAGCGTATGGTGGAAGAGATACGCCTTGAAATATCTCAGGGCGAAGACTTAGACACTATTAAAGACAGGAGCGGGGAGTTTATAGACAGTTGGCTACCCGTCTACAATAACCGCATAATTGAGGAGTGGACTTTAATGCCTAATGATTACACCGACAGAGGGAGCGCGGAGTTAGGTGTTGGCGGAGAGGTTAATATCATTAACCTTATGAGCCTAGACTTATATCTTTACTACTCCGACCTATTCGCTGAAGCGGTGGAAGAGGTAGAGCAAGCACTAGAGGGGGCAGAGTAATGAAATCACCTAATTATTACAGAGTGAGGAGAGTAGTGCGGGCGGTGTTTTGGCTTTCACTACTGGCAGGGCTTTACCTAATAAGCTCCCGCCTATGGTGGACAGGAGAGGGCTACTGCTGGGGAGTGGGGTGCGGGCTATGAGTAGAGAGTTAGAGCAATTCTTAAATACTGAGGCAGAGTGGGTATTTGAGCGGTTAACTGAGTGCGGATTTGATAAGGGCAACGGGGCAGACCGCGCCTACTATCAAGGCAGGATAGACCAATTAGCACAGGTCAGGAGATATCTAGGACAGCCTCAGATTATGAGAGAGAGGGCGAGCAAGTGAAAGTAAATAATTTACTAAGCGATAACACCTATAAAGAGGCGTTGGAAGGGTGGGGAGAGCCTAGCGAGAGAGTAAGGCTAGGTCAGAAAATACGCATTAACCGAGAGGGCTTACCAACTAAAACTGGATACGCCTATAAAGAGGAGGGGGCTTGGCTTGGTATTAGATACACTTGGCGCAGTATGCGTTGGTGGAGCTTACTTAATTACAATAACCCTCTAATAAAGTTAGAGGCACAGGAGTTAGACGGAAAGGGTAATGCTTACTGGATAACACTATGGGAGAGAGGTAAGTAAATGAGCGTGAGAGAGAGGGAGCAGACCGCACTCTGTAAGGGGTGCGGGTGGAGCTTTGGTCTAGTTAATCTATACGCTGGGCATAAGTCGGGCGAGTGGCTTTGTGTTGAGTGTTTAGATATACAGAATAAATAATTTAGTGGCGAGCTATGCCACACTCTTTGTCTAGGGGAGTGTGGTGTAGTATTCTACTAACAGTAGGAGAGGGCGATAGCAGATAGCTATTGCTTAGATAGATAGGAGCAAGAGATGACTAAATATATCGCTAATGAAAATGGCGATTGGTGGGAAGTGGTAGAGGGTGAAGGTCTATATCTAATAG